TGCCCTTGCTGTCGTTGACCCGGAAGGAAGGTGTTCGCTCTTTGTGGAACGGACAAAGGCCGACCAATTCCCTTGGTCCGGCCCGCTTTAGATCGGTGTAGCGCCCTATCAGGTCGCTGATGTTGTGTCGCGCACGGGTTTCCTCGACCAACCGCTGAAACTCGGCATCCCGCTCATGCCTCGTCGTCCGGCGGTCGGCGCAAGCCACCCCCCCATTATTGTTCATTTCGTCGGTAGAACCTCCGTGGGCTGGAGTCGGTCGTAGGCCGCACGGAAGGCGCGTTCAGCTCGGGCCATTGCTTCTACATGGCAACGGTCAGCGAGCAGCAGCGGATTGGTGACGGCTGCGAGTGTCAGTTTACGGTGGCGATCCCAAAGGGACGCGACCGTGGCTTCGGTGACCGCGAGGCGATCAGCGACGGCCACTCAAGCGGCTTCCGCTTGGTCTAGCGGCTCCGGCTGAAGGCGGAGGAGTCGGTCGAGGTCCGACTTCCGCGCCCAAATCTCGGATCGCTTCTGGCCGAGGCGGATCACGGGAATCTTGTCGTCCTCCACCATCCGGTAAACGGCGGCGCGGGTCAGCGGCTTGCCGCCGTTGAGGTGGCTGTTGAGATAATCCGCGATTGCCTGCGCTCCTCGGTAGAGGCCGTTTTCAGTTGGTGCTTGCACGGTTCGCGTTCTTTCCCTATCCTTAGCGGCGAATGTAAGCGGTGCGCCTTGAATGGATGTGTTCTAGTCAATTCGCGCCGCGCTCGCAAGGGGCTGGTGGCAAGCTTGTCCACAATTGAATTTTCGTTCGGCCAGATCGAAGCCGTCTGCGCGCGTCTCAGTCGGATTGCGTCCGACAAGCGCGTGGCCTTCATGGGGCGGCTGAAGCAGCTGCAGAAGCACGACATCATCGAGCGCGACCGGCGACCCGGTAAGGGCAAGCCGGGAACCTACTCGTTCTCGGACCTCATGCGGTTCGTTGTCGCAGTTGAGCTGATGCAGTGCGGGCTGATGCCGAAAATGGCGGCCGACTTGGTGACCGGCAGCTGGAGCCTGCTGCGATACAGCGTCTATTCCGCGACCCACACTCGTGAAGAGCTGGAAGAGTGGATGGAGATGCCGCACGGCCCCGAGACGAGCGATTGGTTCTGGATGCTCACGCCCGAGGCGCTGCGGGAAATGTCACAGGACGGGCTTGGCAAATACGATCACATGGAAGCGATCTTGGCGGTGCCCTTCGAGGAAGTGGCGGAGCGCCTTCGTGCGGACCGAGAGATCGGTGTGTTCGGCGAGAGCTGGAGGACAATTGCGCTGCATGGGACGATGATCACCCAGGCGGTTGTCAGCATCGTCGAGGACGAGTTTCAGTATGCGACCCGCGAACAGATGCGCGAGGATCTGATGGAGCGGGTGCGCGAGCTGGATCAAATCCTAGAAGAGCAGCCGATTGGCGGCGTCGAGGAATCTATCCGCAACAGGTTCGAGAACATCAAAACCCAAACAATCGAGGCCATGGCGAGCACGGCGCGGCGAGCGCGCTTTCACCCGACGCCATCCGCCGAGGCGCGGCAGGCGAGGAAGAAAATCGAAAGACTACAGCGCTCTGAGCCTCATGTTCTGGCCTACATTTGCCATGAGGAACTGAATGGCCAGGATACCGCCGACCTGAAGGCGATGAACAGCGCGATGTTGCACGGGCTGGTTGTGCCTGACATGGAGTCTGACAAGCTGGAGCTGAAGCTCTCGCCGCTCGGTCGCGCCGTCAAACGCATTGCCGAGAATGTCTATAAAATCCAGATCGCGCCTAGCGCGATCGAAGATTGGCGCGCGGAGTGCGCCGCCAAGATCAGCGAGCAAGTGCAGCGGAAGATTGACGCGCTGATCCTGAGCGATCCCGATTATCCCGAGGATGACGAAGCCCTGCAGCGATGGGCGCGACACGGCGGCAAATTCCCGGTCAGGACCAAGAAGTCCAAGGAGACTGCGCGGAAGTTCATTCAAGGGATGCGCGAAGCGACAAAAGACGATCCCGAAATGTGGGATGAGTTCGTGGAAATATTGAAGCGCGCCGAGGCTCGAGAAAATGGCAACGATCAAGAAGCGTAGCTGGATCACCAGCAAAGGCGAACGCCGCGAGGCGTGGCTGCTGCGCTATACGGACGCCAGCGGAAGGCGCCGCGCGAAGCAATTCCCCAAGAAGGGCGATGCGGAGGCGTATCGCATCAAGTCCGGGTGGGAGATCGCCCAGGGCGTTCACACGCCGGACTCTGCGAGCATCACCGTAGCCGAGGCGGCCGACCTCTGGCTGGACGCTGCGCGCAGGCCAAGCCGCCGCCGCTCCAGCCCCGCCGAGCGCTCCACGATCAAATCCTACGAGGAAATATCCCGGCTCCATATCAAGCCGCTGCTCGGCCCCGAAAAGCTCTCGAAGCTGACGCTGCCCGCCGTCGAGGCTTATGTTGACGCGCTGCTCGCAACGCGGTCACAGGCAATGGCCGGCAAGGCTGTCCGCGCTCTCAGCTCGATCCTGACGGAAGCGCAGCGGCGCGGCCTCGTGGCGCAGAATGTCGCCAAGGGCGTCAAGGTCGTTCGCGCGAAGCGGGACAAGAAGAAGATCGTTGTTCCTTCAAAGGCCGATGTGCGAGCCATGCTCGACACGGCGGAGGCGGCATTCCCCGACTTTTATCCGAGGCTGCTCACCGTGGCGTTCACCGGGCTGCGGTCGTCCGAGTTGCGGGGCCTTCGACGCTGCGATGCGGACCTGAAGGCGGGCGAGATAACGGTCTGTCAGCGCGCCGATCAGTGGGGCGTGATTGGCGCTCCGAAGTCGCAAGCGGGGCAGCGCACGATCCCGATCCCGCCGCTGCTGGTGTCGGTCCTTCGCGCGTGGATGCTTCGCGCGCCGCATTCTCCTCTTGGGCTGCTGTTCCCGAATAGCGAGGGCGGGGTGCTGCTGCACTCGAACATGCTCAATCGGGAATACTGGCCGCTCCAGCTTGCGGCGGGCCTGACCGCCGACAGCGGCAGGCGCGACGGGGACGGACGCCCGATCCTCCGCGCCAAGTATGACTTCCACTCGCTGCGGCACTTTGCCGCCTCGGCGTGGATCAAGCAGAAGGTCGATCTGAAACGGCTGACAACCTGGCTCGGCCATGCGAGCGTTCAGACGACGCTCGACATTTACGGGCACCTGATCCGCGACGAGCTTGGCGATGCGGCGCTCGTCGCCGCAGCGCAAGCGGAGCTGCTGGCTTAAACATTCCAAACGGGAATAATGTGTTCGCTGCCACACGAATGGCACACGGCGGTGCGAAAATCGCGGTTTCCTGCGGGGTGACAGCGGAATCATAATCCGCGTGTCGGGGGTTCAAGTCCCTCCTCCGCTACCAAGCGAAAATGTTGGAAAACCGCCGTTTTGTCCCGCAAGGTGCGGAACAATGCAGTTCTCGTTTGTTCGCGTTTATTTTCGCAGTTTTCCGGCCTTTCGTGAATGTCGCCTCTTTGTCCGTGGCACATGAATGGCACACGGCGGCCCAAATAAAGTTAGCCCTGAGGGTTGACTTTTCGGCGGCGGTATGATAGTCTTTGGCAAGATTGGATATTTGCGTTCAGGCCGTCCGTATGGGCGGCCTTTTCTGTATCTGGCCGCGTGTAGGAACGGGCGGCTGGATGTGCCGCTGATCGTCGCAGTTGGCACAACCTTGGCGCGGCGGTTCGGAAGATCGCTCCCCGCAAGCCTGTCCGGTTTGGTTGGGCGGACATTGGGCTGCCGGTGACTGAGGCCGTGGTTATGCCATTGGCCACGCCCTTCCGCGACCCGGCCCGTCGCGCCTTTTTTTAGTTTCGGGCCTCGGCCCGCACCCGCTCGTTCACCTAGCAAGGCGAGCATCCAAAAGCGTAGCGCCTCTTCGCGGTCGCAACGGGCGGGATAATTCCAGGAGCGCCCCTTATGCCACGCAAAGCGAAAGCCGAGCCGGAAGGCGAAAAGCGCGGGCGCGGACAGCCGACGAAATACCGGCCCGAATACTGCGAGCAGGTCATCGCATGGGGCAAGGAAGGCAAGTCAATCGCTCAAATGGCTGCGGAGCTTGGCGTTTCCTACAACAGCGTTCTGGTAAACTGGCCGAAGCAGCATCCCGAGTTCAGGGAAGCGATGGAGCTGTGGGAAGTCCACGCTCAGGCGTTCTGGGAAGAGAAGATCCCCGCCAATCTCACCAATCGCGAGTTTCAGGCGCATCTTTATCTCCGCTCCATGGCTGCGCGGTTCCCGAAGCACTGGCGCGAATCGACGCGGAGCGAGCTGACCGGCCCGAATGGCGAGCCGCTTAACCCGCCGGCCAAGTTGCCGGATGTGTCCTACCTTACTGAGGATCAGCTGGCGGTGCTCGCCACGATCCGCCTCAGGGACGGTGAAGACGATCAGGAGATGGTGCGGCATTGACCGCAGTTGACGCTGCGGTCGTCGAGGCCGCGCGCTGCGAGCTGGCGAGGCGCAGCTTTCCCCGTTTCGCGTGCATGGTCGATATTCCGACCCTGCCGCCCGATGATGAAGATTTAGGCGAGGACGATCCGTTTCCTGTTCGTCGGCTGGATGCCGGGTTGGCGGCGCATCATGCGCTGCTGTGCCAGAAGCTTCAGGAAGTCGAGGCGGGGGCGCTTGACAACCTTATGGTGCTGATGCCTCCGGGTTCGGCAAAGTCCACTTACGTTGATGTTGTTTTCGTGCCGTGGTTTATGGCGAAGCGGAAGCGCCGCCATGTAATCCTGGCGAGCTACGCGAGCGACATTGCACAGAAACAGGGCCGCCGTGCTCGCCAGCTGATTAAGTCGCCGTCGTTCCAGAACCTGATGGGTGGCATTTCGCTGACGGCCGATCACAAGGCCGCCGACGAATGGAGCCTGACGAACGGTTCCGAGTATATGTCGGGCGGCTTGCTGTCGGGTCTCACCGGCAACCGCGCAGCGCTCGGCATTCTGGACGATCCCATTCGCGGACGCGAGGCGGCGGAAAGCCAAACGATCCGCAATAAGACTTGGGACGCCTATCAGGACGATTTTTGCTCGCGCCTTATTCCGGGCGCTCCGCAGATTATGATTCTCACCCGCTGGCACGAAGATGATCCAGCGGGCCGCATTCTTCCCGAAAAGTGGGACGGCGAATCCGGCTGGATGGACGGGCGCGACGGGCGGTGTTGGTTTGTTATCTGCCTTCCCGCGCTGTGCGACCGGGACGACGATCCGCTAGGCCGCGAGATTGGGGAAAGCCTCTGGCCGGAATGGTTCGGAGGCAAAACCGGCGATCCGATGGATCACTGGCGTCCGTTCCAGCGCGACCACCGCGCATGGACCAGCCTCTACCAGCAAAAGCCCTCGCCAGAGGACGGCACATTCTTTCAGAAGGCATGGCTCCCCTCTTGGGCTGAGAGGCCGAAGCATCTCCGCATCTACGGGACCAGCGATTACGCAGTCTCGGAAGGCAAGGGCGATTACACCGTCCATCGCGTGTGGGGAGTCGATGCCGACGACAACCTTTACCGGTTAGACGGCTGGCGCGGACAGACGGCCTCCGATCAGTGGATTGACCGCAAGCTGGACCTGATTCAGCTGCACAAGCCGCTGGCTTGGTTTGGCGAGTCCGGTGTCATCCAGAAGGCGATTGAGCCTGCCCTTCGCAAGCGGATGACTGAACGCTCGATCTATTGTCGCCTCGAATGGCTCCCGAGCATCGCGGACAAAGCATCGCGGGCGCGGGGCTTTCAAGCCCGCGCGGCGATGGGGAAGGTCTTTTTCGAGCCTGACGCCGATCTGGCGGAGTTCATGGCGTTCCCCGCCGGTAAGAATGACGACGATGTGGACACCGCGTCGTTGATTGGTCGGGCGCTGGATCAGGCGCACCCGGCAATCGTCCCCGCAGGCAAGCGCAAGGCTGACGATGACGATTACGGACTCGTTGAGCCGGACGAGGACGACTGGAAAACTATCTGATCGCGGGGGTTCCGATGATCTGGTGGAAGCCGATCAGCGACTGCTTCGCGGCGGTCGGCTCCTGGGACAAGCGCCCCGGTTTTGAAACGCGCGGTTTGGCATCGCAGCTGATGCGGGCGCGATTCCCGAGCTTCGGCAGCGCGACCATTCCGGCGAACGACCGCGACTCAATCAAATGGTAAGGGGAGGGTTGATTGGCTGACGACAACGCCTCTCCACAGGACCAACACGCTCTTTATGTTCGCCAATTCGAGGAGGCCGAACAAGCGGGGCTTACGGGCCGCCGCGAATCCGAGAAGGCCCGCGATTATTTCGATGGGCGGCAATTCACCGCCGCCGAGGAAAAGCGGCTCCGCCGCCGCAAGCAGCCCATCACGCCGATCAACCTTGTGCGCTCCAAGATTGAAGCGTGCTGCGGGCTGGAGCGGCAGACGCGCACCGATCCGAAAGCCTATTCGCGCGTCCCGTCGAAAGAGGATGACGCCAACGCCGTCACCGACGCGCTGCGCTATGTCAGCGATGATCAGGACATCGACATCAAGAAGTCCGCCGTTTTCCAGAACATGCTGGTTGAAGGGTTCGGCGGGATTGAGTGCACCGTAAAGCAGCTCCGCAATGGCGTTGTGGATCCGTATGTTGTCCAGATCGAGTGGGAGCGCCTCTACTACGATCCGCACTCCGCGCGCCTCGATTTTTCGGACGCTGCCTATAAAGGCTACGTCACCTGGATGGACGCCGATCAGGCGAAGCTGCGCTGGCCCGAAGCGGCGGCGATTATCGACAGCACAATGTCGAAATGCACCTCCGGCACATGGGACAATTACGACGACAAGCCGAAGTGGTCCTATTGGTCGGACTCGAAGCGCAACCGCGTTCGGATCAACACCCATTACCACCTTGTTGAGGGGGTGTGGCACCGCTGCGTTTTCACGCTCGCTGGCGAGCTGGAGCCGTCCGCGCCCTCGATGTTTCTGGATGAAGAGGGCAATCCAGAGTGCCCGCTGATTATGCAGTCGGCCTATGTCGATCGGGACAACGACCGCTACGGGATCATGCGCGACATGATCCCGATTCAGGATGGGATTAACAAGCGCCATTCAAAGGCGCTCCACGCGTTGAGCAATACGCGGGTCCGGGCCTCGCGCACGGTCGGGACGGACAAGAATGTAATCCGCGAGGAAATGGCCCGCGCTGATGGCGTCATCTTCGCGGAAAACGGAGAAATTCAGGAGCTTGGTAACGGGGCAGAGTTTTCCGGCCAGCTTGCGCTCCTTCAGGAGCTACAGGCGCAGCTGAAGGGCAACATTGGCCCGAACGCCTACCTCTCCGGCAAACAGGGCGGCGATCAGTCGGGCAAGGCCATTCTCGCGCAGCAGCAGGCGGGGATGACTGAGCTAACCCCGATGCTCGACGGATTGCGCCACCTGACGCTGCGGCTCTACCGGCAGATTTGGAACCGCATTCGCCAGTTCTGGACCGCCGAGCGGTGGATCAGGGTCACTGACGACGAAAAGAATGTCCGCTTTGTCGGGCTGAATACACCGCCCGAACTTTCGCCGCAGCAGGCTCAGATTGGCGCGATGAAGGTTCAGGCGGCGGTCGCTCAGGGCATAATCGACCAGGCGACGGCGCAGCAATACCTCCAGCAGATTCAGTCCATGGCGTCGGTCGGCAACCATCTGGCCGAGCTGGATGTGGATGTTGATATTGATGAGGTTCAGGACACGCCGACGCTCCAGCTGGAGCAATACAACGACCTTATGCAGCTACTCAGCAGCTCGGTTCTGCCGATGACGCCGCCGATGATCCGGCTGGTGATTCAGGCCTCGACCCTCCGCAACAAGGACAAGCTGCTCGACATCGTTGATCAGATGGAGAAGCAGGCGCAGCAGCCCAACCCTGCGAACGAAATAGCGATGCGGGAGAAGCAGGCCGGTGTCACCGCCAAGCAGGCGGGGGCGATCAAGGATCAGGCCGACGCTCGGCTCGCCACGGCGCGCGCGATGCAGATTGGGATGAGCATTGGCGGTCCACCGCCCATCCATCCGGCCTTCGGAGGTTGAAGGATCACTTAGCGGAAGTGCGGCGCGAACTGCGCGCCGCCTTCCCTGACGCAATTAGCGCGGACGCTGCCGTTTTCGACGGCGGCACGCGAATAGGGATTGGCGTCCGGTTCGCCGGATGGTGCGCTGGCGAGTGGGTCCGGTCGGCAGACGATCTGCCGGCAGCCCTCGCCAAGCTGCGCGCGAAAGTCACTCAACGAAATTCAGCGCCTCGGCGCTCAATGCCCGTCTCCGGGGCCAATCGGGAGCAAGAAGCCTGTCTCCGGGGCAATGCGGGAGTTTCGGGTCACCGCCGTAACGGGTGAGGAAGAGGGTTTATGGACAAGGAACTCGATGACATTCTGAACGGTAGCGATGAAGCTCCGGTGGAAGCGGCAAGTGCGCCGCCAGCTGCGGAGCCTCAAGAGCCGGTGGTCGTGGAAGATGGGGGGGCGCAAGGCCGAACCTACAACCGCGACGAAGCGGGCAAATTCGCTTCCAAGGGCGAACCTCAACAGCCCGCCGTCGAAGGCGGAGCCGAGGATGATGCGCCGCCTGCATCCGAGGATGAAAAGGGACCGATTCCAGTAGCAGCCCTCCAGAAGGAACGGACGAGAAGGCAGACCGCTGAAGAGCAAAGGCTAGCGGCAGAGGGGCGCGCAAACGCGCTGGCGGAGCGGCTTCGGCAGCTCCAGGCGCAGATGCAACCTCCTCCGCAAGCGCAAGTGCAGCAGCCGAAAGCGCCGGAGCCGCCAAACCGCTGGGATGACCCTGAGGGGTATGATCAGTGGCTGGTGACCCGCGCCGCCGAAGCTGCGCGCACCGAAGCTATGCGAACCTTTGAATATCAGCGCATCGCCGGTTCAGCTCAGCAGTTCGCAAGCCAAATGCCGGATTACATCGAGAAAGTCGGTGTGTTCGAGCAGATGGTCAACGCGAACCCGGCTTTGCTGGACCAGATGCACAATTCGCCTAACCCCGCGAAGTTCGCTTACGACACCGCGAAAATCCAGCTGGAGATCGCCCAACATGGGGGGATCGAAGGCGTGATCAATGCGCGTGTTCAGGAGGCTCTGAGGGGGCAGGCTCCAGCAGCGGAAACCCAAGCTCAAACCATTCCTGCAACACTTGCTGACGCTCAGAGCGCAAGAGGCTCTGGCGGCAGCTATAAGCCGCCGTCTCTGGATGAACTCCTGAGATAGCTTTCCTCATCCGCCCCTTCGGGGGCCAGAAGGACATTTAACACCATGGCACAGACTGCCGCCGCTACCGGACTGACTCCCCAGCAATGGGACGATCAGTTTTTCGCAGAATACATCCGCAACAACCCGTTCAAACCCTACATGGGCACGGGCGAAACCGACATTATCCAGGTCAAGCGCGACCTCAGCAAGAAGAAGGGCGACAGCCTGACTTATGCGCTGGTCAACCGCTTCACCGGGTCGGCCAATGACGGCACATCCAAGCTCGAAGGCAACGAAGAGGCGGGCAAGAGCCGGTCTCACAAGCTGACCGTCGCGCTTCGCCGCAACGCCTTCTCGACGACCGAGATGGACGAGCAGAAGTCGGCAATCGACATCCGCAACGCCTTCAAGGCGCAGATGAAGCTGTGGGCCGCCGAGCAGGACATTGCTCGCGTCGTCACTCAGCTCTACTCGATCGACGGCGTTGCTTATGCGTCGGCCACGGAAACGCAGAAGGACACTTGGCTGGCGAACAACGCCGACCGCGTTCTCTTCGGCGCGTCCAAGTCGAACAACTCGTCCAACGACCACTCGGCCTCGCTGCTCAATGTTGACGGCACCGCCGACAAGCTGACCGCCGCGTCTCTGTCGCTGATGAAGCGCATTGCACTGTCGGCCAGCCCGAAGGTCATGCCGGTAATGGACAGCGGCAACAACAAGCGCCGCTTCATCGTGTTCGCGCATCCGCTCTGCTTCCGCGATCTGAAAAACGATCCGGTCATCACGCAGGCTCAGCGCGAGGTGAATCTTGCCGAAGAGAACAGCCGCCTCTTCCAGGGTGGCGACCTTCTCTATGACGGCATGATCATCCACGAAGTCGATGACATGACGACGCTTACCGGCGTCGGCGCTGGCGGCATTGATGTCGGCGGCGTGTTCCTGTGCGGCGCTCAGGCCCTCGGCCTCGGCATCGCTCTTCCGTGGCAGACCCGCGAGAAGAAGGAGGACGACTACGGTAACGAACAGGGCATCGGCATCGTCACGATTGACGGGCTGAACAAGCTCACGTTCGGCACGGGCACCAACGACACCGACACTCCGAAGCAGCATGGTGTTGTCACCGGCTACTTCGCGGCGGTTGCGGACGCCTAATGAATTGAGGGGCGCGGCCAAACGCTGCGCCCCTCTTTCTTCCTCTCTTCCGGGATAAAAGCCAATGTCTCTCACTCTCCAGCAGGATGTGAAGGCCGACGGGATGAATCAGGGCGATCTTTACGCCGTGGTTTCCAATCTCGTCGACGCCGTGAACGCCCTCATCTCCGACCACAACACGCTCCGCACCAAGCTCAATGCCGACGCGGGCGTGACCGATACCAATTACGCCGCCTCGACCGCTTCAACCGTGAAGCTGACGAAGGGCTGACTCTAGCGGGGCTTCGGCCCCGCTTTTTTCTTTTCGGGGGAGGGGCGAATGTCGGCAACCTGTCTCGATATTGTCACCTATGCGATGCGCCAAGCGCGTCTCATTGGTCCCGGCAGAACGCCGAAGGGCGCTGAGGCCGATGAAGGCATGGTGGCGCTGCAATCGTTCTATGACGAGCTGCGAACGAACGCCATGTTCGGGCGGCTCAAGGACACTTACCTGACCGCCGACGCGACAGCCCAGGAGGGCCGCCGCTACCGCCTTGCGGCGGGGGTCACGCTCACTGACGCGACCAGCGATTATACCCCCGATAGTTGCGACGATTACGGTTACAGTTCCGATTGCTGCGACTACGGCTCGGGCGGCGTTGGGGCTATGCGCGAGCCGCGCGACCTCGCGCTTTATGAAGTGGTCCACAGCGACGGAACGCAGTTCGTCAAACTCTACGACCGGACGCAATGGGTCGATCTTCTCGACCTCACGCTGGAGGACATTGCGCCACTGTCGGGGCGCAGCGCTTACGGCCTAGCCGCCGCGCTATGCGTGTCGGGCGCTTTCGTGTCCGTCTTTGGTGGCGAACCATCGGCAACGGTCGTCGCGCTTGCCAATCGGTTCCTCGGCAGCCTTTCGGCCAAATACGGATCGTCGCACCCGCCGGATCATAGCTACGGGGAGTATATGTAGCCGTGCCGTCCATCGCTTACGGCACTGGCGCATATCGCCGCACGAACGGCAATTTCCCTGAGCTGAAACTAATCAACATGTATGTTGAGAAGTCGGAAACTTCGGAGAACAAGATCGCGCTGCTGTCGCGCCCCGGTCTCGGGGAGCTGGTGGTAAATGGAAGCGGTCCGATCAACGCCCTCCTCTCGAAGAAGGGGACGCTGAACGGGGACGTTTTCTCGATCTCCGGCTCGGCGCTGTATCGTGGAACCTCAGCGGTCGCGTCGGGCACGATTGCCGGAACCGGTCCCGCCTCGATGGACGGGAATGCGACCGAGCTGCTGATCACGCGCGGCTCGACAATGCGGAGCTATGTGGACACAGGGACGCCGGGAATCGCCAATGTGGCGTTCCCGGACGGATCTGCGGTCAGGGCGGTGTGTTTCATCGGCTCACTGTTCGTCGCCGTCAGGGGCGACACGCAATTCCCGGGCCGCTTCTATTGGTCCGACCTGCTCGACGGGCGGACTTGGGATGCTCTCAATTACGCAACCGCCGAGCGCGAATCCGACGCTCTTTTGGACATTGCGCCTCTAGGCGACAATGTCTGGCTGTTCGGCGCTCAGACGATTGAGGCGTGGTCGCACACCGGGGCCGCCGACCTTCCGTTCACGAGACTTGAAAACGTCGCCTTCGACAAGGGCATTATGGCGACGGGCTGCGTTGCAAAGGCTGACAACGGACTTTTCTTCGTCGGCTCCAACCGCAGCGTCTATCGTGTTTCCGATGTGCCGCAGCGCATCTCTGACCATGCGATCGAAGAGCGCATTTTGGCGTCGGCCACGGCCAAACTCTTCACCTTTCAGCATGAGGGGCACGAGTTTGTCGTCCTGCGGCTCGATACCGAAACGCTCGCCTATGATTGCGCCACCCAAGAGTGGTGCGAGATGCAAAGCTCGGGCGGTCAGTGGATCGTTTCCTGCGCCTGCATGGTGGATGATGTGGCCTACCTCGGCCACTCCTCAACCGGCCAGATTATGGGCTGGTCGGAATGGGACGACCTCGGGCAGCCGCTGGAGCGGCGCTTTACCGCCGCTCAGCAGCTCGACGCGCCTTATTCGATCAACAGCGTGAAGCTCTGGGTGAACGCCGGACAAACCGCCTTGCTGGAGGGAACCGGCTCCGAGCCGATCATCGAAATGAGCTTTTCCGACGACGCGGGGAATACCTGGTCGGCATGGGAGGCGGATAGCCTCGGCGCGACGGGAGATTATCGCGCGGTCCCGGAATGGCGGGCGTTGGGGCAATTCGACTTCCCCGGCGCGATTATGGACTTCCGCTGCTCCGACCCTGTTCCGCTGAGGATCAGCGCCGTCAAAATCAACGACCCTGGGGGTAAACGTGCCTAACATGCTTCAGGCCCTTGGTGGGCCTTCCGCCGATTTCGGTGCCGCTGCGCCAACTGCGCTCGGCGCTCCTCGTCCGGTCGATCACGGCGCGCTCCAAGCGCTGCGCGGCGGCCTGCCGAATACACAGTTTCCGCTCAACCCGACTGCTGGCGGTCCGGTGATGACTCCTGGCGGCGGAGGCACCAGCGCTCCGTTGCAGGGAACCGGCAATTTCGAGGGTCAGTTTCCTAGCGCTCCTGGCAG